TCAAATTAGAATCTGCTGGACCTCATGGGCGTAAAAGCGCATGATGTTCCAATGCAGATTTAGTCGCACTGGTTCAACACCCTAAAACGTTTAACTCTTGAAAAAGAGTGATGCGTCTTAGTTGAACTGGTTATCTCATAATGTTATGAGTAACTGTTCTTGGTTGAATTGCGAGACCTTTTGCTTTAGTTAATGATAAGCTTACACTCGGACGTACTGCGGTAGTTCTTGATCAGGCTGGAAAAGGTAGATTGGTTGCTATAACCAACTACTGAATCCAGCTGGCCTTGAAACCACTGCATAAGTCAGTGTTTGCTTTTCTTCACACTATCAGCGATCTTGACGGAACATTTGATCAATCTAAACCTCTTGATATTTTACTTCAAAAGGATGATTGAGTTAACAAATTTTCCTGTTTTGATCTTTCTGCCGCTACCGATAGATTGCCAGTTAAGCTTCAAGCACAAATCCTAAATTCTCTTCAAGAGAATTTGGGTAATTTGTGGTTGGACTTGCTGGATATCGAGTGGGTATACAAAAACTATAAGTTTAAGTATACTGTCGGGCAACCGATGGGAGCTTATTCTTCCTGAGCTATGTTAGCTTTAACTCATCACATTATTGTGAGAGTTTCAGCACTTAGAGTTGGGTTAAGCGATTTCAAAGATTATGCAATTCTTGGTGATGACATCGTTATTCGTAATGATGCTGTTGCTAAAGAATATGTGGATCTTTTGGCTTACCTTGGTCTTTCTATAAACATGAGCAAATCTGTAATCTCAAAAGATTTTGCAGAATTTGCAAAGGTTTTAAAAGGACCTTTTGTTAACTATACTCCCGTGGGTCCAGGACTTATCCTGAGATATCTACGAGATCGTGGTTACCTAGGTAGCTTAGTTGCAAACCTCAACAAACTTGGAATAGTTAGAGATATTCACGCGATATTGAATTTTCTTACGAATTCCCGTACAACCAATAATGGTTTCCGGAAATACGCAAGTTTATGATCTACTATCGGCCCGGGAGTTGCTAATAAGATAGTGAATTGAGATAATGTATCCGCATCTGCGGAAGCAATATTTCAAAATTACACTAAAGCAACGTTAGGCTTTTCTATAACAACATACTTTGAGTATAATGCCTTGCGGCAATTAGCTCTTGATGATGTTATGGATAGTTTTAACAAAATCTCGCAGGAGTTAGACTTCTTCAACGCAAGTTGAAATTCTTCCTCCCTTAAGACTCGATCATTAAGATGATTCGACATCCTAGTTAGATTGGTGAGCCCCTCATACTGAGTCTACTGACTTTCCTTTAAACGGGATATTGAAAATCTCCGGTCAAGGTGACATAGTTTGAATGATTATTCAGACATTGACACCCATCGGGATAAATTTCTTTTATACCGTATGAAAGGAATGGATATCACTTCCATAAATTGGCAAGATTCAAAAGCTGTTAAGATTAATAATCTTAAATTTAAACAGTTTTTGTATTATTGCCAGTGTATTAATGCACTACAATGACACGCAGGTTTAACCTGAAAGTGTTATGATAGTAAAATTCTTACACCTTGTATTAAGGAAATGATACGCCAGTGACAGAATACTCTGAAAGCTCAGAAACTTGATAAGTTTCGATTTGGGGTTTTAGTACCTTCAACAAAAAGATAATTCTGCAAAGCAACATCTAGATGATGCAATGCTTCCTGGGGCCTGAAATTAGACCGTCGGGTTTAGAGGGACGAAATCCCTCGTAGAATATCCTCTGTGTTAGGTGAGATTCAGTG